TGAGTTACCATAGGCATTAAACCGTTCACCATTAGCAGTTCTTTGACCATCGTAACCGTCACCAATTCCATAATGTGAGGCATAAGAACAGGTCAGTGCTTGAGCAGGACTTGGAGCAAGAGCACCAAGACTCAAAGCAATGACCGAAAGGGTTTGAATTGTTTTCTTTAAAAGCATTTAGTTTAGTAGAATTCGACATCCGTATAGAAGAGGGGTGTACCCAACCTCTCGGCGGGCATCTTCCACGACACTAGTTTCACATCAAAATCTCATGATTTAATCCCTGTTTGGGGATTTTCCATAATAAGTTAATATTTAGGATTTGTCAAGCATCCTCAGATATTTCTTCAACTGATTCAGGTTCGGGAAGCACTACTCCAGTTTGTGTTAAATATTCAATTGCTCCTTGAACTTTTAGAAAAAGTTCTCTTTTTGCCGTTGCTTGTCCTTGAAGAGTTTCAAGTTCTTGAGACAGAGTTTGACGTTGTTGTAAAAGATTTGCAAGATGTTCTTGTTGTTCGGTCATAAAATTTAATTGACTGTACATCACACATCATATCAGAAAGATAAAAAAATAACAATACCAAAATCATTCTTTTATAATAAATAATAATATCCAATTACCAAAATAATGAAAACCTATAATCAATTTATTACTGAAGCAAATCTAGCAAAAAAAGCAAAAAATTGGTGGAATAAAGGCAGAGATGAAAGAGTTCCCAATGAGAACAAAGCATCTTGGAAAGAATTGATGGATGATGACAAAAAACAACTCACCAGAAGTGATGCAGCACATAAGTCAGGAGCAACTGGCATTAAGGGTTGGAGACCTCATAAAGCATTCAGTCCTGAAATGATCAAAACAGGACCGACACCAGCAGTTAGACAAGCAATTGAAAGACCAGTAAGAGCAGTCAAATCACTATTTAAAGGTAAAAAATAATGAGGTATTATGGCACGAGAGTGGGACACTCCTAAGCGTGAGTGTTGGAACAAACCAATACACCAAATACTTAAAGCCATAGATAACCATACCCGTCTTCATTTAGAAACGGGTGATTACTGGCACGAAGAACAGGCACAGATATTAAGAAAGTACGTTAAAGATTTAAAAGTTTGGATACATAAAGAAGAAGGAGGACAATACAAATGACTGATCCAGTTTGGGGAGTTTTTATAATTCTTGGTTTTGGTTTAATTTTTACTATGTGGTGTATTTACTGCATACTACGAATAGCATACTTGGAGACTAAAGAGTAATTGGTCTATTTCTTCCACAAATCTCCTTCTGCTTTTCTACGTCTTAATAATCCTGTCTCAACATTACTTCCAGGATTACGATACATCTCTAATGTTTTTGGGATTGCTGACCAATTCTTTTCACGAAGGTTACTAGTGATACTATTAAACCCACTTTCACCATAAAAACCAGCACCGAGATTGTAAGCAAAGGATAAAAGTGCTCCACGTTGATTGTCATTCATTTCTCTCCAATATGGAATTTTAGAAAGTGCTGGCAGAAACTCACGACGAAGTTGAAAATACAATAAATCATCTGCCTCTTCTTGAGTAATTATATTACCAATCATAAATCTAGTTCCATCTTTTCTACGAGTACTTCCCCATCCAATTGTAATAGGAAGTCCTCCAGTCAAAGGGTCATAATATGCTTTAAGATGGCAACCTTCAAATTCTTTGATTAATTTAACACCAGAAATTGGTAGTCCTTCAAGTGTTGGTTCTACTTTTTCATTGCGATATCTTCTTGCAAACTCATCAAGAATTTCTTTATGAACTGATGCCTGAAGAAACATCCAGGCATCATTCTGTTGTGGTAAATCCTTATGATTTTTTACTGCGTCAATAAATTTAATACTCATACTATAACCTTTTATGCATACTCATATTTAGTTAGTTTGCGACATTTATAACCTTTATATGATTTGTTTATTCCATAAGCAACATTAGCAAGGGATGATGATGATTTATCAAACCTTTCCCTACAAAATAAAGCAAGATTATTTGTAATATAAACAACTCCTTCAGGAGAAATAAGTTCCCACATTTGAGGTAGAGTTTTATTTAATCTACCCAAAATCCAAATTTCATTAAGTGGTTCATATAAAAAACTTTCTTCTTTTCCATTATTCCACCATTTTCTTCCTCTCATTTTTTGTATTCTTTTTTCGGTTTCTTCTTTAGTATGTTTTCTACTATTCCAAGGAGCAGGTCTTCCCTTCAGTTTTTCACTTCTTTGTCTCTTTTCCGCTTCCGTCAGTTTTTTACCATACCTATGATTTTTCTCACCAAGTTGTGCTTCACTCATTTTTATTCTAACTTCCGGAGATTTTGGAACCCCATAATGAGGACTTTTTTCACCTTTCCAGAGATTTCTCAAATATTTCTTTTCTTCCTCTGTTCTAATATATCCACTAGTAGCAACACCACCATCAGTAAGATTTGCTAGTATTCCAGTCCCATTATCTTTTCTACCAAAAACTTTTATCATATATTCTTCGTGCTTAAGAGCATCTTCCTCCAAAAGATTTTTCTTAAGGAATAATATTCGGTCTAAAGGAGGGACTGAAACTCTATGATGCTTTGAGTATGCTCTTCTTGCTTCTCCTTTACCAATATAGTAAGGAGTTCTATCTTCTCGCAAATATGCGTAAGTATAAAACCTTTTAGTGTCTTTCATCTTTCTATTCTACTTGGACGGCATTACTATTTATAAGAGTTTATAATAGAAAAGGTGCCCTAAAAGCACCTAATCTTATCTGTAGAGATTGCCGTCCAAACAGACACTCTTATTTATCAACGAAACACTCGTCCCCATCCGGTTTTATCCTTTCCTTTCTCTAACCATCTATATTTTAGAACTTCAACGGGATAAACGGCACCTTTACCATCAATTACGGGTGTAGTATAACCCGACATCAAATCTCCATATGGGTCATTAACAATATAAGATGCTCCACCAGGACTTTTACCTATTACACACAACATATGCCCACCAGTAGGTGCAGACAAAGGACCCCTGTGTAGAATACCAATAACAACAGGTTTTCCAGCAGATAAACTTTTATCAATATCAGCAAAAGAAAGATTGTAACTGAAGTGTGACTTAACACCATAACTCCCAAGAACACTGGTTTGTACTGTGTGATCTGTTGAGTCACCGATTGCAAATACCTTTTGAACGTAGGCATCGTCCCCCTTTGCTCCTTTTAGAGTACCTGGTTTAAGATATTCTAATACCATAGCACAAGCAGATGAGTTGCAAGTACGATCAGCATCTCTGTAATTATCGGTTTGGGGATAATATTGAACTTGTAAAACTCCTGTCTGTGCAGGAACTGGTACTTTTGCTCTGTAAATTCTTACCCAGTTAGATTCATCTTGAATTAAATCTGGTTGCTTTTGTTCCAAATCCTTTTCAAATTGCTCTACTGCAGCAACGTGCTTTGGATTCTTTGGATCGTAGTATTGAAAAAAGTTATGAAGATCTACTTTCATTTTATTCTCCTATAAATTCTAATGAAAAAATATCATGATCAGAAATATTTGGATTCAACCATTCACTAAACTCTGATTGAATTGCCTGGGCATCTCTATAGTCCTTTTGTTCACAGAGAGAATGAATACGATCAACTGCCCAATCATGTGAAGTCCGAAGGGTCTGCTCTAGAGTTATCATAAAAATAATCCTTGCGAAAATATCGATGTAGAATATTTCCATTATAGTACGCAGGAACCCCAGAGTCAAGTGCTTCGGTCAGTACATTATTTAGGAAAAGTTGTCGTGTTTCTTCGAAATTACACTTACCTTTAGTCTTATGTAATGATATTATTTTTCTTTCAAAACATTCTTTACCGTATTTTATTACATCTTCTTTAAGTTCTGGACAGGATCCATAATACTTTTTCCAATCAGACTCTGATTTAACCTTTCTTTTTTTACCGGGGGGAGTTCTGAACGACCACAGGTATTTGCGTCCTATGTAACTTCTACCGGTGATCTTAGAATGAATATGATATACAAATCCAAAATAATCTTCTATATGATCTGATTCAAATATTTCCCCATTGAATTTCCATGGGTTCTCATAGCTCATATAGTAGTCTTATAGTATCTACTATTTATCTTTAACCGGGACAAACCTAGTCTACACAAAAAAAGGAGACTTGTCAAGCCTCCTTTAAGATGTTATGGTAGAACTATAAGTTACTTATATGGTCCACCAACATTTTTCATAGTTCCAAAAGCACTTTTTTCTCCTTTTGGTTTTTTAACTCCTCTTTGAGAACCACGCTCTTCTCTACGATTTGAAGTTTGTTGACCTGCTGATTCTCCTGGAATAGCATAATTTTTATTTCTCCTTCTAATTTTTTGGAGTGGAGTTAAATCTTCATCTTCTCTTGCTTCAGTGAAATAATGATCAACCATATCATCCCAAGAATACTCTGAAAGATCATAACCTTCTTCCACGAGTTCATTCACCCATTCTGTAACTTCCTCTGCAAGAACATTTGCTTCATAGGTCTCAACCAATGATTGAATAAAACTTTCATCAAGTTCAGTCATGATATATTCTGCTTCTTCAACAGTATCAGCATGACCATAATCAAACAAATACTCAAGAACTAATTCATAAGCATTATATGATTCATTTTTTTCAGATTTTTTATCCGATGCTTTTGGTGCTGGAGGAGTAGCAGCCTTAAATGCATTTGGATTATTGGTCAATGATTGATTTCCTGCCCCAAGTTTAGCAACATCTGGAGATTGAACTGAAGGAGAATTTAGTGGTCGAGTTCCTGGCATATCCTTCATAAATTGAGGATTATCACTCTGTTGAGTTCCTCTAGTTCTATCTCTTTCTGCCTTGGCAGCTGCTAATTTTGGATTGGCGGCCGCCCAAGTTTTCATATCCTTTTCGGGATTTCCAGTTTGTTTTGCGAATACTGGTTTTTTT